GTGCTTCTACTGTGGCATTGTCGCACAAAAGAAACCCAGACCGAACCGAAATGTTGATAAATATATCATTTTGAGCAAAATCCTCACGATATTGCATTAGCAAGTTAGAAGTAATAACTTTGTTGTTAAAGTACCAATTAAAATTGTCTTTAATAACGCTGCATAATTCTTGAAGTGTTTCAGATTTATACGCTCGGCTGTATTGCTCAGTACATGCTTTAGCTGCTTTAGCACGATTAAGAATTTCAGCTTTTATATCTTCAAAATCTGTTTTCTGTGTCATACCATTTTGAGTTATTAAGTTCAAGGTAATTATTTAATGCGCCCATATAAGCAACTGCATCAAGCAAGTTATCTTCTTTGTGGCTATATGCCTCACGTGATAGCTTAAGAGCAATCATTGCTCTATACATTCCAGCAGTTGTTATTTGCTGGTCTTTAGGCGACATCAAGTTATAAAGAGCTGCTGCTCTTTCCATTGATGCCTGGAATGGCCCATATTGACGCTCTTTTTCCTCTGAGCGTTCATTTACAATCTTGTTTGCTTGTTCTAAGATGTTAGCCATGATTATTTACCGTTTTTATAGTTAATACAATCCATTTTACAAGAGTCGGCCAATAGCTTATGAACTTCTGGGTTGTTCCATTGAGAATTCATAAGATAAAGCTGTGCATCTTTCTTATATATTTGAGCTTTTGTATATTGTTCTAAAGCTTCTATATGCTTAGTATTTTGGCCTATAGCACTATTCATATAGGCAATACATAAAGCTTGTATTACTATGATAACACATAGTCCGATAATTATTTTCTTCATTACGCTACTAAATTTTTAAGTTCTGCTTTTAATCTTTCTGCATCAGCACCTCTGAATGTTTGTGCATTCGCTAAAAAGTATCTAACAATATCTCCTGCGGTATCATAAAGATACATAGCATTCGGGTCTGAAGTGTCAAGTGTTAACATTGCCTCTAAATAAGGCACCGCACCAAAATATACATTAAGCCATGTTGACTTTATATCTTTGGCTATTTGCTGAAAGGTTCTTTTCTTGTCCATTTTATTATCTTTATTTAGATATGCAAATATACTAATTTTCTCCGAGAATAGAAAATTTTTCATTATAAAATGCACTCACTTAACACTTCTTAACTTGGCCAGATTTTATTGCCCTTCTGGATATTCTATTCGCAGTAATTCTTTGCAAAATTGAATAACTTGCTCATAGTTATTATATGCAGTTTGAGTAATAATTCTCCGCTGAAGTATCGTTAGTTTATTTTTAATAATAAACTTATTTATGCTAAGAGAGAGAGCTTTATCATTGCATCTTCTTTTATCTCCTAACTGAATAGCTAATTGAGCATAATGAATACATTTCTTTATATCCTGCGCTCCATTTTTAGCTTTATACCTACTAATATATTTTATAATACATCCTTGTATAAAAGAGCATCTTAAAGCAGTTATAAGCTCTATTGGTTGCATAGCCATATCTTTATAATAGCTACCACCTATTTGTACATCTGTTGCTTTCATATTTCTACTTTTGTATAATTATTAAAATCACAATAAAGATATTTAGGAATAGGAGTTATAGCACCATTTATATATTTACATGTAGTTGACCATGTATTTTTCATAACTACCTCATATATTACATTGCGATAACAGAATATATCTCCAACCTTTAACCTTGATATTTTAATATACTTTTCGCGCATGACTATCAGCTATAAATCCGTTTGCTACTCTCAGTTCATCCATAAACATAACAGAATTGTAATGCTTAGGAAATTCTTTTATCACCTTAAAGCTTGCTGTTTTATCTTTCACAAAGCTATTGCCTACAGGTTCTACATATCCAAGTTTTACAAACTTATAAAGATATGTGGTTTCTGAGTTTCTGCCTGGTTCTTTACCAAGCAGAATTTCTTTTGAACTTACTACTTTGCCAACATTATCGTTAACAAATTTTACCATTTCCGGAAATACCGGAGCTTGCTTTCCATTACGTCCCATATTACATAAATTTTTTATATTTGTCAATTTTTGCTTTTATGCTATCCATTAAGGCATTTTGCTTTTTATCTTTTGCTTTAAGTGCTCTGATTACATCTTCATCATGAGTGCCTTGCAATATCAAGTGATTTATAACAACATGATTTTGCTGTCCTTGTCGATATAATCGAGCATTAAACTGCTGATATAATTCAAGACTCCATGTTTGCCCAAACCAAACTATTATGCTACCTCCTGCCTGAAGATTAAGTCCATGACCTGCTGATGCTGGATGTGCCAACATAACTTGTATTTTGCCTGCATTCCAGCCTTCAATATCTTTATTGTTTTTAAGCTCTCTTGGTTTATATTTTTTAAGATACTCAACAATTCTATCTCTATCAAACTGATAGGTCCATGCTACAAGCACAGATTGGCCATTTGCATCTTCGATTATCTCCTTAAGAGCTTCAAGCTTAATATCATGAATTGGAAACACATTTCTTTCTTCATCATATATAGCCCCATTAGCAAATTGAAGTAATTTATTTGAAAGGGCAGCAGCATTGACTACATTTACTTCCACAGGCTTTTCAACAAATACTGAATTGCCATTTTCGTCTTCTTGCTCAACAGTTTCAGTAGCACCTATTAAGTCAAGCACTTTATTCTTTTCAAAGTCATCATATTGCTTCTTTAGAGCTTCAGGCATTCTAAGCTTTATATAGTTATCTGTCCTAAACGGCATTTCAAGATAATCATCGGCTTTCATGCTTATGCAAATATCCTCTATTTTCTTATGTATTAGATATTCTGAGTCACTCATCAAATCGTATGAATATACGACATGACCATTTGTTTGGCCTGGCCGAAAATACCTTTCTCTATATCTGGATATTGTCTTTTCAAGGCGCTCGCCTCTATCCATAAGATATATTTGAGGCCACAAATCAATAAGTCCATTTGGAGCGGGTGTACCAGTTAGTCCTACTAACCTTTTAAGATAAGGTCTTGCGCCGCGTAATGCCTTAAAACGCTCTGATTTATAAGACTTAAAACTGCTAAGCTCATCGACTACTACCATATCAAAAGGTAATTTGCCTCCGCCATACAAAGCACAAAGCCATACAACATTATCTCTTGATATGATATAAATATCAGCTTTTGTTTCCATAACGGCTGCTATTCGCTGTTTAGCAGTACCTATAATCTTAGAAAAGCGCAAATGCTTTGTATGCTCCCATTTCTCTGCTTCTTCTTGCCAAACTGACTCAGCCACTCGTTTTGGAGCTATAACTAATACAGAATTAACTTCACAATAATCAAACATCAAATAATTTATAGCAGTAAGAGTTGATATGGTTTTGCCAAGGCCCATATCTACAAATACACCGCAAAATGGATGCTCGATTATATGCTGCACGCAAGCTAATTGGTATTTATGTAAATCTGTTTCTTTCATCTTTTGTTGCTGTAAATATAGCTAAACAAGCTAAACCAAACAAAGCACCTATTATAAATGCAACTATGTTACTTATCATAAATTATACTATCTATAAATTGTTCAACACCTTTTATCGTATCTATTACTTCAACTCTAAAACCCAAAGCTCTAAGCTTATTGTGCATATATGCCTGTATGCGTTTAGGCTTTCGTCCAGTTGTTTTTAATTCCACAAAAACTATTTTATGGCCTGGAAATAAACACATTCTATCTGGTAAGCCTATAAGTTGGTCGCACAGCAGTTTTATGCACATACCACCATTTAATTTGACTAGTTCTACTAGCTTTCGCTCTATAACTTTCTCACTAGCTATTTCCATACCTTTTCATATAAATATCATATTCTATTGTATCGATATTAAAAATTACTTTAATAACCTTAAAATATTGGCCTGAGAATTTAACTAACATATCTATTTTTGGTATGCTTTCTATATTCTTTGAGCATAACAACGTTGCTTCTTTTATACTCTGACCTGAAAGTTGTTTATAAAAATTTGCTATCATAATAATCTTATATCATTAGTGTTAATAAAATGCCATTCATCGTCCATGCCTTCAAGTAATAATCCAGCACACAATACCATTTGAAAATGATTATAGCAAAGTTTAATACCGTCAATTTCAAACGGGTAATTTTTCTTATCTTTCTTGCTTATAAGCCTATGGCATATAGCGCAATTACACTTAAAGTCAATCATAATAAGCTATCTTTACGTTTATAGTATTTCTGTTTACCGTATAAAGGAAAGTTCTTAGTGGATGCTATAGCTTCCCATTCAGGCAATGACCTAAGAATTTCATTAACCTCTCTGGTATTATATCTTGACATTTCTGTCTTATCTTTGCCAAGGCACTCACACCATACTTCAGCAATGCAGACAAAGTCTTTTTGTACTGTACCGTTTTTAGGCAATGGGTCTTCAAGCCAACGCCTTCTGTCATACAGGTCCATTTTATCCCAGTCATCTGGAAATTTAGTATTAAGATATTCTTCAATAATACCTTTTCGCTCATCTGCTTCTGAGTGTTTATGTTGCTCAATCTTAGCAATTATATCTTCATCACCAACAAGGTATAAAGGCTCTTTTGCCAAATATAGTTGATATGCTTCAGCCCATATTTGATTTACTTCATCTTGTGTAAGGTCATCATTTACAGACTTTGTGGCATATTCTGGCCTTACGTCTATAGGCATAAATCGTCTATTTCCTGTCGGGTCACGTAAGAAATCTTTGTTGTTAGTAGTACCAAAAAATACGCATTGGCGCTTATATGTTTCTACTGTTCTACCATACGCCGGCCTGAACATATCTTCTCTTTTTGATATGTAGTGCTTGATTGACTCTACTTCTGCTTTCTTAAGGCCTGAAAGCTCTGCCATTTCAATCAGCCACGCCCCTTGTATCTGTTCAAATGACTCCTTGCCCTGCACAGTTGTGAATGTATCTGAGAACCATTCCATGCCGAGCTTTTTAACGAAAGTACTTTTATATGTTCCTTGTTCTCCGACAAGTATAAGCGCTGTGTCGAACTTAACACCTGGCTCGAACACCCTCGCAACAGCCGCCACCAACGTTTTCCTAATGGCGGCTCTAGTATAAGCGTTATCTTCTGCTCCAAAATAATCAATCATTAATGTATTAACTCTCGGTATGCCATCCCACTTTTGAGCACATATATACTCTCTTATCGGATGGAACTTTTTCTTTTCAAATTCAAGCGCAAGCGCGTCGTCCACTTTTTGACTTGACACAATGCCGTAAACACACTCAATGTAATTACGAACACCAGAATAGTCAACATCACGAAGAGGCTCCACAGTATCGACTTTACGCCATGGTAACGAACGTGTAACATATCTTTTATTATCAAAAATGTTTAGCTTAAATACATCTTTTAAGAATTGGTCATGCTGAATTATTATATTCAAGTTATTGGCAGAATTATCATATTCGCCTTTTGTATTAGCGTCAAGCTCTTCTGTCCATGAAGTATCATATTCTTCAGGAACTCCTGCTTTTGCTTCTTCTGCAAACTCGAATTTAGCTTCAGCAAACTTTTCTTCAGCAATATGCTTTTTTGTTGTAGAGTCCTTAGAAGCAAATTCTTCCATTGCCTTAAAGCTCTTTTTATCTTTGTCTTCTTTTTCTTTGCCTGTATCTAAATGGCCAAATTTATGTATGCGAACTAAGTCAAATGCATTACATAGTCTACCTCCAGCAGGGTCTGTTCCATGATGAGAATATGCAAATTTATCATCATAGACTATTAAGCCCGCAGCTGTAGAGCCATTTATATACGTATATCGCCCTTCTCCAGCTGGTGTATATACATCTGAAAGAAAAGTCTCAATGGCTTCTTGTATAGTATAAGTACGGCAGAAAACACCAATTATGCCTTTTTTATCTTCTGGGTCCTCTTGCTTTTTGATAGCTTGCATTATTACATCTGTGCTATCTGTAGCAGTTGGCCATTCGCTCGTATCATGCCAATCATCATATAGCCCAAGAATATAATCAGCTTCAAGGAAAGGTCCGTCTTGAAATTCAAAGTAGTACTCCATATCTGATGATACAGACGGCCAGAACATAAGTCTATTTACGTCAAAAGTCGACTGGTCAAACAAATCAATGTTTAGGTCTCCAGCGACTTTTCGGGCAATGGCTTGATATTCTTCTTGTGATACTTCTCTATCAAGTGGAATTACCAATCTGTGTCGTGGCTTTTCAGGGCATGACTTATGAGTTGAGTGTATAACTGCCGCACAATCAAAAAGCATTTGGAAGTCCCACCAAAGGTTCTCATGAGAAAAGTCAATATCCAATGTAATTAACTGGCGGTAAAGTACATTTGTTTTATCACGCCTACCATTTGTAAGAAAACCTCCTACAAATCCGCCTACGTCTTTTATCTTACTTTGCTCTTCTTTTGTGGCACTCATAAACCGCTTATATGTTTCAGCGGTTACTACAGGAGTAGCTAGCTTTTGAACTAAATTGCTCCAAGTAGTTTTGGTATTTTTCCATATTTTACTTGAAACGTTTAGTCCAACTGCTATGCTCAAATTTTCATCGTATTTCAATTTATCTACTTGCATAAACAATAATCATTTTTGGTAAAAATCCATAACTCCTCCGTCCGCATTCAAAGGCAAGTCCTGTGCCCACAAAGGGGGTGTTGACATGATTTTTACCAGATTATCATACCACAATTGAGCATTCTCTTCTGGAACTTCTGTTATAACTTCGTCATGGATTGAGCCAACAATCCCATATCCAGCTTTTTCCATTCTAAGCATAGCATCGCCTAATAAATCTCTTGATACCGCTTGAACTATATTCTCGGTCAGCTTACCGCCGTAGGTATCTATGCTTATCCACTGTTTGGTTGTCTGGTCAATACCTTTGTAGCAAAGACTGCGAATAGGCATAGTGGAACGCCCTACATACTTATCTTTGAATTCTGGTTTATAGTAAAATAGTTTTCTGCCTACAGGCAATTCTATTGTCATAAATTCACCGTCACAATCAAATATAACATTTTTACTAGTGCACTTAACGGCTCTATGATAACGCACGGCCTCTTTGGAGGCTTCATCAATCTCTTTCCACATATCAACTATAGAAGGATTGGCCATACGCCATTTGCGCACAAGTGACATCATTTCAGTATCTGAGAGGCCCATCTTATCACCTCCCATGCGCTTTAATGCTCCAAGGCCTCCTTCATAACCAAGAGCTAATTCAGATATTTTTGATTTGTCACGAAGTACCGAGCCTTTTTTAATTTCAGACTTCGGGACTCCAAACATCTTTTCTCCAGTTGCTTCATATATCTTACCATCGCCATGAAATACATCTAATCGCCATTTTTCATCGGCAAGCCAAGATATTACTCTTGCTTCAATTGCAGAAAAGTCTGCAACTGCGTATTTCATATTCTTTGGCGGTATAAGAGCTGTTCTTACTAGCTGGGACAAAATATCTGCAACATCATCATACATCATCTCAACCGACTCCCAATCACGTGCTCTAATCATTTCACGTGGTACTTCTATATGTGATATATGGTTTTTTGATAAGTTCTGCAATTGCAATAGCCTACCTGCCCATCGTCCAGTTCTATTTGCACCATAGAATTGAAATGTACCACGGACTCTATGGTCTTTCATGGCACAATTAAGCATAGCATAATACTTCTTAATAGACGTTTTTGAGAGCTTTTTGCGTATATTAAGCAACTCGATAACATCTGGATAATCTACAAGCTCTTTCATTAAATCAGGCATTGTTTCCTTTGAAAGTGACATAACAACACATCCTGTTGTCTTTTCAATCCATTGCCTGATTTGAACAGGCGAGTTTGGATTTTCAAGCCCTGTTAGCTGTTGAGCATGTTGCGTTAAGATAGAAGTATATGTGTTATCTACTGCGATAGCAGACTCTGCTAATTCCATATCAACCAAAATACCTCTATCGTTTATATTCTGGTCAAGCACATACATCTTGCGCTCAATATCAGGAATGATATATGCCTCTAATCTCTTAAATATCTCACGCTCTGCAAGTACGTCATACTTGTTATATTCCTTATACATTTCCCACTTTTCAGGAGCATGCTCAGGATAATTCCGAGTACGCATGCCATTAACTCGAGTTGCTTTGCATGGGCATGAGAAGTATTTAATAAGCGCTTTACCAGTATCTAGCTTTTTATCTGTAAGATTAAGAGCCTTTGATACTCCGTCCAAAGAAAGCGGTAAACCACAATACGCAGCTTTTACAGAGGTACAATACCACTGTTCTGCTGGAACATTATACCCTATACGCTTAAAGCTCAAGCGCTCAAATACTGCATTATGTGCCACTTTTACACAATCCGGGTCAAGCAAAGCTTCTTCAAACTCTTCAGGCATTTCTTCACCTTGAGCCAAATCTACTATCTTTACCGGGCTATCATCTAAAGCATATCCTATTATAAGAATTTCAAAGTCTGGTGACTCAATATACTTATAAGCTCCAGACTCTTTAATATCTACAGATGAATATGTTTCAACGTCTATAAAAAGATTTTTTGTCATTACATTTCACTTATGTATTATAATAGGAGTATAGGCGGGACTCGAACCCGCATAACAGGCACACAAACCAATGGCGCTCTGCGGTTTTACCATTAAACTACTATACTTGCTGATGCAGAGAGGAAATTACATCAGCACGTCGTCCCATTCATTCTCGCCTCCGAAGTCCTCTTCAGCAGTAGAACCACCGGCCAACATCTCACCGTCTTCGAGCTTCTGAAGATTGTTCAATCCAGCTGCAATGCCTTTGGATGAAACATTGAAGGCATAGAAGTTGATTGATGCACGGCCATAACAACCACTGTAGAACTCCTCTTTCTCCATGATAGGATTGAGGTCTTTGTCCACGATGCTTGGCCTGCGCTGGCTATTGGCATTGATGAAGTACATGCCTTCGAATGCTGGGTCGTCGCCACGCTCATCGTCGCCATCACGCAGAGGCAACTTGAGGTTTGAAGGTATCTTGCCATTCTTGTCTGCGAGCTTGGCTTTACCTGCCTGTTTAGCTGCCTCGATAGCCTTGTTAATCTTATCAAGGGTCTTTGCATCATCTTTCGGAATAAGAATGCAGATATTGTACTTAGGAGTATCGCCCTCATTCATAGCTGTGGGCTCGAACACGTTTACATAGCAAAATCTTACTTTGCCAGTTACAACCTTGGTTGAATTTACTTGATTACTCATTGTCTTTTAATTTAAGTTGTTATTATTCTTTGAAATCTAGTTGCGCTTGAGCATATCCCATTGCTGGTCTCTTGTCTTCAAGCAGTACAAGAGTAGGTTTGCCTTGTGGCTTGATAACCATATCTGAGAGTATTTCCTCAAAACGCTTTTTGCCTACTAACTTCTCAATAGAAGTAATCGGTTTAAGCTTCATATTGAAAATCTCATCTTCTGAAAGTTCAGGGCAACGTGCAAAAATTGCATTAGAAGCTTGGTCTTCGTCAACCCATTTGCGTCGACTAATTCCTTCAACTAATTTAAGCCCCGGCCATTGCTTATTCTCGTTAATCGCTTTAGTTTGTGCATATTCTGTTATTGAATTAGCCCATTCTATAAGCTTAGGCGCACGCTTAACTATATCAGCAATCTCATCATCGGTTAACAACTCTGGGTCTGCAAATTCATGTTGTGCAATTTCGAGTTGTTGCTCATAAAGCTTACGACACTGATTACGCACAGCACAAAATCTGCACCAATCTCCAGCATTAAGTTCTCCTTTACCTTCAAATGCAAGTTCAGCTCTTGGTCTAAGTTCCTCTTCTGCCCATTTACGAAGTTCTTCGACAGATATTCGCCAACTTGATATATTGTTAATGCGAGGCTGTATAATAGTCAATCGCACTTCCGTTATATCATACATTGTATCATATTTCTGCAAAGCTCCAAGTCCATAAAGCATAAGTTGCTTATTCCATT